CTCCAGTCAAGGTTGTGTACTCAGAGCGCCGGACATAGGTGGAATGAATCATTGCCTTCTGGAAGATTGCGACATTCTTCACGCGGTATCCTGGAATGCAGAGGATGCGTCCTACATCCTCTGCAGTCAAGGGAACATTCTTAGAATTATACGGAAAATACTCGTTTGTGATCATCTTTGTATATACACCCGCCCAATCTTAAAATATGTTACACAGAAATCTTCTCTTTTCTACAATCATATCAACGCTGGCGAAACTTATCCTGTCCCTCCCCGCCATTCGGCGGCGCCTCGACCTGTGGACCTCGTGCCTGCCATCCATTCGTCCACACTACGCCGTGAAGTGTAACAACCTAGAGGGAGTGCTAGCTGAACTGCACAGGGGAGGGGCAGGATTCGACTGCGCATCGGCGGATGAAGTCCATCGTGTCCTTGAGATCGGTGCTAAACCCACCGATACGATTTATGCAAACCCGTGTAAATCGCGCGATGAGATGTTTAAAGTCAAGAAACATGCCATACCGTACATGACCTTCGACAGCAAGATCGAGGGAATCAAAATCAAGGAAGAACAACCAGGAACCAAACCGATCCTGCGTATCTTCGTGGACGACAAGGGAGGTGCTCGTATTCCCCTCAACAGCAAGTTCGGGTTCCATCTGAAACACGTGCACGAACTCTGTGATCGCGAACCGCGCTTCATGACGTACGGCGTAGCCTTTCACGTTGGGAGCGACTGCACCTCTCTGGCAGCGTACCAGTCGGCGTTTGAGACTGTGCGGGGATTCGCGGATGTGTTCAAGCACTCGCCTACCGCATTCACTCCCGAACTCCTCGATATTGGCGGAGGGTTCTCGGGATCGGCATCAAACGACGACTTCTTCAGGAACGAGCTGGCGCCCTACATCCGCGAGGAAATCAAGACCCTACCGTTCAAGCGCGTCATTGCCGAGCCCGGTCGGTTCTTTGCCGAAGAGTGCTGTACGCTTCGGGTTCCTGTCATCGGAAAGAAGCGGCTACCAAACGGAAAGCAGTGTATCACGGTGAACGAGTCGGTGTACGGACTGTTCTCGGGTGTCCTCTTTGACGGGTTCAAGCCAGAGTTCAACTGCATTACTCGCAAACCTTGGGCGAGCTGTGACAAGTTCACCATCTTCGGACGGACGTGCGACTCAGCGGACAAAATAGCGGAAGACGTGTGGCTGCCGAACGATATCGACGATTCAGACGTCCTAGAAATCAAAAATATTGGTGCGTACTCGTGGGTGACAGCCTCCAAATTCAACGGGTTTCCTTTACCGCCGGTGGAGGTACTATCTTAACGAAAAATACTGTCCTTATCGGGAATGAACGGAAGACTAATGGTAACAATACCTAGAAGAATGGGGAGTGCAAACAGTCCCATCGGCAAAACTCCAACTCCAATAGGAATTGCGATCGCAATTCCTACTGCGGTTGTGCACGCACACAGTATAAGCTTCTTCTTGTCGGACAACCGAATCATTTATATGGCTACTTCTCCGGACATTTAAATCAGAGCACGGCGGGTACGGCGAACAGGGTACCGACGACGAGCACCGCCCTTCTTGCCCTTCTTCGTGAAATAGTGCGCGAGACCCAGTGCCGTTCCTGCCACCAGAGCATCATCGACCACGCCGGCGCCTCCGCGCTTGCGTGTACGACGTAGAGACCGCTTCTGTCCCCAGCGCTTGGCCGCATACGACGTGCCGACGGCAAAGAGAGCATCGTCAACGGCACCGACGCCTCCGCGCTTTGTATGGCTGTGTCCACGACGACGACGGCCGCCAGTGCAACCGCATCCACCCGTGCGTGTAACATGTGCTGCTGTATCTGTTTGGTAGTCTGCTGGTGCTGACATTTATATGTTAGGGCGAATTTTTTGAAGAACGTACGGATGTTGCAGGATCTCTTCGACTCCCAGATCGGGAATCTCACGATACTTTGGTTGGATCCAACGCGCCATCGCGTGCCACACAACTTCGTTCAATAGTGAACTTGATGTTGTTCTATCGGCAATATGGTAAGCGTCTCGGTCCCACTGCTTCCACTTTGTCTCCACAATGCTTCGAACAGTGTCCTCAACAATACTCGGAAAAATATCCGTCTGTTCGCGCGTAATGATTTCACAGAACGGACAAATTAAACGAAAATACTGGCACCCTCGCGGAAGATGATGGGCGTGGAGGGACACGAAATCACTGACTATCTTTTTCATACGGGGGTCGTCCATACGGCAGAACAGACGACAGGGAGTAAATAGAGTTACAGAACTCGGCGAAGTGTAGGGTTCTATATATTTTGTAATCTTTACGGAGTAAGCCCTTTTTCTCTAGAACTTCCTCCAACCGAAGAAAAACATCCATCAGCTCATCCTCGTGCGTCTGTCCGTCAGGCGTGACGGTTTGCACCCACTTCTGAACGGGTGTCGTCATTATTATCATCCATATTCACGATACGCCTAAACGCGAACTCCTTTGATATCATATCCGTCTTCTTGCGATCCACGATCCACTTGAAGAGACCATCGAGCGGACCCGAGTAGGCGCCGATAAGATCCTTCAGCTCTTTCTGAGACAGGGACCAGGGCTTGTTCCACGTCTCGGGGCGCTGGACCTTAATGAACGACCCGTCGTCCTGAATCTCCAGCTTGTTAATACCCTGAAACGCCGTGCGTCGCAGAATATCACTCATCTCCGACTCCACAAACTTCTTGTCCTCCCGCAGCTTCTGGACGCGAGAATTCACGACCTTCAGCTCGTCGTCCAGAGTCCGGAACTTACGCACGCACTTAACGAGATCACGCTGATCGAGAGTGGCCATCCTGTAGTTGTATGGGCTTCAGTCTCTACCCAAAAAAGACATCCGTTTTGGATAATGGACCCGAAGGAAGTCGAGGCACTGCGACTTTCTTACAACAAAGAACACCCTCACGAAGCTCCTCTTAAGAAAGGACCGCATGTATGGCAGGAGATGACGCGGCGCATGAAAGATGCCTGTGCGACCGGAACCCCCGCCTGCATCGTTCACCAGCTCGTCCAGAAACCTGATGCGCCCATGAGCTGGAAGACCGACGGTACGCAGTGGCTATCCTCGGATGATATTGACGATAGCCAGAAATATTACCAGAAGTTGATTCCGGACTATTACTACACCGGTTCGGTCCCCATAGATTTCGATCTTCATTCGGAGACGGGGGCGTGTCTAGTCTCTTCGCTATGCAGCATGAAGCTGTCGGAACTTTACAAGAAAGGGTACCGCCGTGTCGGAATCGTGTTTAATACCGATCCGCATGATGGACCGGGAGAACACTGGATCGCGGCGTTTTTGGATATGCGTCCCGAACTCGAGAACGCCAAGATGACCTTTTTTGATTCGTACGCCCAGAAACCCGAGAAGGAGATTCAGCGCCTGATGCATCGGTGGAAGGAACAGGTGGACGCTATGGGTATTTTCAAGAAACCGATGGTCCTGAATTACAACGCCACACGGCACCAGTACAAGGATGCGCAGTGCGGAATGTACTGCATCTACTTCCTCCACTGCTGCCTCTTCGATATTCCGATGGACGAGCAAGTTCCGGACGATGTAGTGATGATGATGCGTCCGCTTTTCTTCGATTATAAACAAGATCGCTCTAAGAAATAATGATGGACTCCCGCACAGTTCTGTGGTATGTCGTTCTGGCGGCAGTCGCCTGTTTGGGCGTCGCACTCACAACCCTTGCCTACGTCAATACCGTGAACTTCCCTCCGTCAGATGCGACCCTCACAAAAAATCTAGCCGTGTACTCGGACCTCGTGAAAGCTGCTCCACTCGGATGCCCATCAGACGATGTTCTGTGCGACTACTACATGGCGTCCTCCGGATACACAGTAATTCCCTCCACCACCGTATATACCTACATTACCACCGATGCGATCACTGAAGTGATTAAGGGAGGTGCTCGTCTCATTGAACTCGATATTTATTCGGTGAACAACGATACGGTCGTAGGACTGGCGGATTCCAAGACCAACAATATGTTCACCTACAACACCCTCAAATTTGAGGACTGCTGCACGACGCTCGCCAACACAATGTTCGCGTCGGGAACCACGCCCGGATACCAGAACCCCTTTGTTCTCTCTCTGAACTTCCATTCGGAAGACAATGCGTTCATTACCCGGTGTGCGGATATCATGAAGATGACGCTGCGCAAATTCATGTTGCATTCAGAGTACTCTTACCAGCGCAAGAATCTGGCAGTAGAACCGATCTGCAATCTCATGGGTAAGTTGGTGATTATCAGCGGTGGCAACACGAAGGGCAACGGAATGGACGAACTGGTGAATATGTCATGGGCGTCATCGAACCTGCGTCGCATGACCTATACGGAAGCATCACAGACGTTTGATCACGAAGAGTTGATCGAATACAACAAGCGCAATATTACGCTCGTGGTTCCCGATATGTCGTCCTCTGACGTGAAGAATAAGAACGCGGAAATTTGCTTTTCGTTTGGGTGCCAGTGGGTGGCTATGAATTATGGATCACTCGACAACGCAATGGAACTGTATACCGGCCAGTTCATCTCGGGGTCATTTGCCATCAAGCCCGATCCTCTGCGTTACCACCCTGTCACGTACAAGAAGCCCGAGCCACAGAGTGCCGGCGTCTCGTTCCAGCCGAAGCAGATTACTTCGCCCATGTACGATTTCACAATAAAGTCTAATCAATGAGACAAATGGAAGGTGGTCGTTCAGCATGGTTAAAGGCAGTGATGGCCGCGAAGAAGCCGGGCATGTCTCTCGGTGATGCGATGAAGGCGGCGAAGAAGACGTACAAGAAGGGCGGTATGCTCGGTGCGCCCCCGATGGGCGGTCGTCGTGGAACCCGCAGGGGCAAGGGCAAGGGTAAGATGATGGGCGGAGTCGCGTACGGATTCACGGGCGGCCCCTACACTGGCTCTGCCCTGTCCGATGGCAATGACCGTTTCCCGGCGCTCGCCGACGCCACGTGGCACGGTCCCTCTGAGCTGCTGGGTGGACGTCGTCCTCGTCGTCTCTCGAAGAAGGAGAAGAAGGCCCTGCTGAAGGGACTGAAGGGTGGCAATGGCTCGCAGCTCGCCCCCGTCTCGACCGCCGGCGTGCCTGCCGCGCTGCCCCTCGCCGAGCCGTCGGTTGCTCCTGAGGCTCACCAGACTGCTGGCCCTGTAGCCCCTGCGCCTTCGGGGGGCCGCCGTCGCAGCCGCCGCCAGACCAAGAAGGCGGGACGTGGCTACTACTGAACTAAAGAGTGGAATAAATCCCAGTCACATCGTTCTCAATAGGAAATCGCGGAAAGTGAGTGAAGGTTCCACCAATAAAACAGGATAGAAATCCCCATTCGTGGGAAAAAGAGGGAACATAGACCTTGTCAAACACGGGGTCGACCTTGAAAGACCTCTTCATAGTTTGTTTACAGTTTGCGATGAACGCCCAACACGGGTGATCATTACAAAGTGAAACTGGTCCTACGTGCGCAGTAACGATCGCATGTACGTCAAGAACGCGGGGAAGGGCGACAAGGATGTCGATATAGAGATTCTCCATCTCGTCTCCGTCGGGGTCGGGGAGATCAATGATCACGCCGTCATACTTATTGTTGGTAGATGCCACATAGGAGAGAGCATCGGAAAAAACAAGTGTCGTTCTCGGATCCAACAGAGAACCCATATTCTCAGTCAGATTTGTCTTCGCGAACTCCACGAAGTCGGAGTCCCAGTCGACTATTGTAATGCTTGTAGTACTCAGGGATCTGTACAGGTTTCTCGCTGCTAGACCGTCCCCTCCTCCCAGAATCAGGATTCGGTGTGACTGATGAAACATGGGGCTCGTCAATAGATAGTGATACCGATGTTCGTCCAGTGTCGAGTACTGGATCTCGCCGTCCATCATCAGCATTGTTCCGTGATTGACCGTTCTGACATACTGGACATGGCTCTTGGACGTCTGAAAGTCGTGAAGTACAGCACTCACATCGTACTTCACAGTCTGTCCGTACTGGCTCTTTTCCGACATTACTGCTGAAGAGAATAGCGCAATTCTTCCAGATGTGCTGGATATTGCTTGTCGTTTTCATTGTTTGATCGGGTTGTGGGTAAGTGCCTTCCATGAAATAGGGAAATAGGGTTCGAGAAGTTCAACAATAGCACGGGCGTATGCTTGGATTTCCCGCTGGGCTCCCGGATCCGTTCTGAGGAGAACGAGGCGGGAATACGCGGCCAGCGACCCTGTTTCCACGAACTCTGTATACATTCCCTGTGGCAGGACACATCGAGCAATCTCGGGGGCCACGTTGTGTTCCAGGAGATGCTCATAAAAGTGGACCATCCCATCGCAGTGTTCCTTGATCTCTGCAGACAGAAGGATGGAGTTTTCTACAGGGGTTTCCATACTTCCCTGCTTGATCTTGGGATCGCGAGCCCTTAGATCTTCGGGGGACGGGGTCCACACCTCAGCCTTCATATCGACGTACCGACGCGATACTTCGTTCCTTGCAAACCCGATCTGATGACGGAACCATTCGCGCGCCACAAAAATCGGCATCTTGATCCTCAGTCGAATCTGAGGATGGAAAAAAGGACTGTTGTGATTATGTTTCGCAAGGTAATTGATCAGCTTCTCATCATTTGCGGAGAATTCAGTCGACTCCTTTGCAAACGATACACGGGCGGCGTTGACGACGGTGAGATCCGCGCCAAACACATCGAGGACTTGGATACTTCCAATTCCGTCAGAGGCGGTCCACGACATTCTATTGTCTATATACTCAATCTACTCGTAATTAATTTTGGACGAGATAAGTAATACGTATTGGCATGAAGCATATAACGCTTACTCCAAAGGAAGAAGCATACCTAATCTCCTATATTGCAATCTACTACAACTGCGATAAACGAACATGTTGGAGACAGATCGGGGACATCATTCAAACATACGGACGACGTACAACGAAGGTTGTATATCGAGGACACCGTAAACGAGATAGCACTATAAAACACACAACTCCGTTCATTTCTACAACCCCGAATAAACGTATGGCCGAACTCTTCGTTGAAAAGAGTGAGGATTTACCTGTTGGACATTTATTCACGATCCATCTCAAAAACGCTCTGTGTTTGAGCACACGAGATATCCAATATACATTCACAGATGAAGTAAAGGAGGAACTGCGTAAAATAAACAGGGATAGACCGATTCAAAAACGAGGAAAAACATACACTCTGGATGAATTTTTCCCCCAAATTAAAGGACTAATTCAGGAGTTAGTGTTTACCGACGAGGAGCAGAATGGAGAGGAAATATTGGTATTGACTGGAGGAACATTCTATAAGGATTCATCTATGAAAACAAAAGGATTCAGTCCCGTGAATGCGAATGATTTCAAAACATGGTATTCATTTCCGACTCATAAAAAAACCCGAAAGCATTCCATGAAATCTACCACATACTGATATCGTCAATCTTGCACTCACCTTCGGGGGCAGCATTCGCCTTCTCGACTTTCGCCTTGATCTGCTCGCGGTAATCCACGAACGCCTCTTCCTCCCCACCTTCGGGCAGACGCGTCTCATCCAGCAGAATATCCACGAAGCCCGTACCGCACGGGGGCTTCTGGCCAAACATGATGTTCACGGACACACCCTTCATCGGATCGAACTCGGCAGCGACGGCGGCATTGAACAGAATCTTCGACGTCTCCTCAAACGATGACTTGGCAAGGACACCGTTGTCGTGCTTGCCCATACCAAAGCGGTTCACGCTCAGTAGACGACCCTGATACGTCATCGAGTCTAGGAGTACAGACATGTGATGGTAGTTCACATACGCCTCCTCAAACTGCTCGGCGAACTCGTTGCACGTGGCCTGGCGGGCAGCCTCAATGCCGAACACATCCAGAACCTCGTAGATATGGTTACTGAAACTGCGCGTGGTATCCACGATCTCGTGCCCCAGCAGCTCGAACAGATTGGCGCCCTCTACGTCCAAGACATGCTGCTTCTTGGAGATATATCCGTTCACGGTATCGTCCCATACCATTTCCTTGTTGACCTCGCGGACGAACACGCGCCCCACGCCCTCAACGCCCGAGACGACGACATCGAGGACGCGCTCCTCAAGGAACCGCAGGGTGAGGAGGTTCTTCACCGTATCTTCCGGGAAGACGATCCGCATCACCAGCTTCTCGGAATTGGAGTCGGAGTACACACACTGGAGAATGTGAAGACCAGCGGCGCCCAGCTTGTCCTGGATCATCACCATATCCTGAATATTACGGGCCGCAAGCTCGATGTCGTCGAACTCGAGCCGCATCACCCACTTGGACGCACAGTCTGTCTTGCCGGTGGAGAAGCGCTGGTACGTCTGCAGGATCTCGCGATCTTCCGCCACCACCGAGTCTGTGGTGAGCGGGAAGGGATCGTAGTACATCCGCACAGAGCGGGTAATGTCGCGCACGGTCGTCTGCTGGATCTCGCGCTTCATAATAATCGCCTGCTCGTAACTATCCGTGTTCCCGTCGTTCTTGAGGTACACGAAATTCAGCGGCTTCTTGGGATTGCGGGGAATATCCAGCAGCTCCTGAATACGGGGCAGACCCTGCGTCGCACCCGCCTTGACCGTGCCGGCCGAGTGGAAAGTATTCAGCGTCAGCTGCGTCGTCGGCTCACCGATGGACTGTGCGGCAAGGGCACCCACCATCTCGCCCGCATGTACCTGACTCTTAATGTAGCGAAACCGCACCTCGCGAATGAGTTCATCGAAGATCGCCTTCGTGAAGCGGTAGTCGATAATGCACCGGCGGGGAGCAAGGTAGAACCGCAGGAGAGCGTGGAAGACGCGATTGGGAGCCATCCACGTCTGCTTCATCAGCTTCGTGAGTTCGTCCACGATATAGCGCGGCGTCAAATCGGTCTTCGTAGAATAGGGATTGCGGTACTTATCAATCATCCGCTTCAGGTGAACGGGCGAGAGAACCGAGTCCTTGTTTGTCATCAGGAACACGTGCTTCACGAGCATATCGCGATCGGCAATGAGTTCGTCCACCAGATCAGGGACATCCGTCGTCTCCTCCGTCAGCACGGAGTGGAGATCCTCGACCGAGAGCGCGAACGTCTTGTAAATATCGTCGAGCGTCATCAGCCCGAGATTGATAGGCTGGGACTCCACACACGTCGAGTCTGCGCCATCCTCGCCGTAGCGGTACTGGATGATAATACCCATATTGTTGCGCACCGTGCCATCGTGCTCGACGCGCATATCCTCCATCGTCTTCATCATACGGCGCTGGATATAGCCCGTGTCCGATGTCTTGACGGCAGTATCAATGAGACCTTCGCGCCCGCCCATCGCGTGGAAGAAGTACTCGGCAGGACGCAGACCCTGTACGAACGAGGACTCAACGAAGCCACGCGACTCGGCGCCGTCATCGAACTTCGTGAAGTGGGGAAGCGTGCGATCCTGCAGGGTGAACTGCACGCGCTTACTATCAATGATCTGCTGACCCAGTAGAGCCACCATCTGGGTAATATTGAGGTCCGAGCCTTTGGCACCCGACTCGACCATTTGTACGAGACGGTTCTCGGGAGGCAGGGTCTCCATCACGCGCTTGGAGATCTTGGCCGACACGTCCTTGAGAGCATGGTTAATCTGGTTCTCCAGTTCCTCGCCGTCCGAGCGGCCGCTGTTGTTGAAGAACTTGCCGGCGTGGACGTCGGTGAGAATCTCTTGCACGCGTTTACGACCCTCCGCCAGCGTCGCCGCCACGAAATCCACTGTCTCCTTGTTCGACTCGAGATCACTTGACCCCGTCGAGAAGCCGGTGTGGAGATTGAACTTTGTGACGATGGACTGCACGTCGTTGATGAACTGGCCGCACCGCTCGTGGCCGAAATCGTTGAAGAGGACGTGGAGAACGCCTTCGGACGGAGTGTTGAATGCGCCCTTCTTCAGCCGACCCTTCAAGAGAACGCCGTTCTCGATCTTGACGCGCTCATTGAAGTTCATGAGAGGGAAGGCAGCGGAGATGATCTCCATACCCGTATGCTCCTCGCCCGTCTTCTTGAACGCCGACAGCGGACGACGTAGCTTGGCGAGAATATTCATTGCCGAGTGCTCCGGGATCTTGACGTTCGGGTGCGAGATACGGAAGGCGCCGGTGAGAGTATCCTGCACCATCTGAATGATGGGGGCGTTGGTGCGGGGACTCACGATGAGGCGGAGGACAGACGCCAACTGGAGAAGCTCCGTCTCTGCTGCCACCGACTGCGGGAGGTGGAGATTCATCTCGTCACCGTCAAAGTCGGCATTGTACGGCTTGGTGGCCGAGACGTTTAGGCGAAATGTAGAGCCGGGCAGAACCTTGACGCGGTGGCACTCCATTGAACCCTTGTGAAGCGACGGCTGGCGATTAAAGAGAACGTAGTCGCCATCAATCATGTGACGATGCACGATATCGCCCTCGTGCAGATCGATGAGTTCGGTGTTGACGTACTTGAGGGAGATCGGCCGGCCCGCCTCCTTCAGGAACACGGTCTTGGCACCGGGATACTTCGTGCCGTTTTTGACGGTCGCCATCAGACGATCGCGGTTGTAGGGCGTGACAATCTCCGGCTTGGTGAGGTTGGCGGCAATCTCCTCCGGGACACCCAGTTCGTCCACGTCAATGTTGGCATCGGGGGTAATGACCGAACGGGCGGAGAAGTCGACGCGCTTACCCATCAGGTTACCGCGCACACGACCCGTCTTGGCGCCGAGACGAGACTTGAGCGTCTTCAAGGGCCGACCGGACCGCTGGGCAGCAGGAGCCATACCCTTGATATCGTTGTCGACGTAAGTTGCAACATCGAACTCCAGAAGCTGGGTGCGCTTCTCGATGATATCGCGGTTCTGGCCGCGATCAATCTGCTCGCGCAGGATCTGGTTGCTGCGGACGATATCAATGAGCTTGTGCGATAGATCGTCGTCCATGCGCTGGTTATCCTCCATCATCACGGGTGGGCGGACGGTAAGGGGAGGAACCGCCAAGACCGTACACACCATCCATGCGGGGTGGGAGTACTTGGGATCAAAGCCCAGAATCTTTACGGTCGTGTCCGTCATACGCTGGAAGCAGCGCAGAACCATCTCCGGCTGGATGGGGACCGACTCGTCTCCGCCCGTGATCTTGCCCTGTAGCGTACACACCGTTCCCTGAATCTTCTCGACCTTCTTGAGAACCTGCGTCCCGCACGTGGCACACACCCCAGCCTTGTTGCGGAAGGCTTTGGTAATGTAATCCACTGACCGGCTACGAATGTCCGAGAGACGGTCCATGCCCTTCAGCTCGGAGTTCAGGTAGACCTCCTCGTTAAAGGTGTCGTGGCCGGCAATGTAAAGCGTAGAACAGTTGATGCAGACGCAGTTGAGGGTCTTGATGGTGTAATCGAGGAACTGGTAGAGGTAGACCGGACGTGCCAGAGTAATGTGGCCGAAATGCCCCTGACACTGGAGATTGGTGTGCTTGCAGGTGGGACAGACCTTTCCGCTCTCGATCACCCCCAGTCGCGCATCAAAGACACCGCCTGGAACGGGGTTGTTTCCCTGATGGGTCTTGTCGGTAATGACTTCCACCACCGATCGGCGGAGGATTTCCTCCGGAGAGGTAATACCGAACTGGATACCCACGATCGACATTGTATTCTTATTAGACTATCCCGTAATATCTTTTAGCGATCCGTTCTGAGCGAATATTTCCGAGTTGAGTATAACGATCCGGATGTACCTCTACAAAACTCGGCTGTCGGAAGCTCAAATTGAAGCATACGAACAGCCCGAAGGAACTCGGAACCCTGAGTGCGGTGGCGGAATAAACTGTGCGTTCTGCACTCTCAAGATGCTCGATGTCTACAACAAGGAGTTTGCCGAACAAGGGAGCAATATGTGCGTTCCCCGTTCTAGGACCGGAAATGTTATAAAAGACGACGAACACGTTGCAGCCATTAAGTCAATTATAAAGGACGTGTATGGTGAAGACCACGTATTCAATATTCGGTATTTTCCCGGAAATCCCCGCGAAGTTCTTACAAAAATTGCGTCTGAACTGGGCTCTTCGGAAGCATGTTATTTGGTGTACGGAAGCTCTGATCCAGCCAAAGGACGGCATGCGGTCGTTTTGCGGAGGGGGGATGACGGAGTTCTTGAAATGATTGATCCCCAGCGCGGGCGGAAGGATGAAGGAACTCCGTACGGAATCACAGGTAAATATGCCAAAGAGCTGGATGATCTTGGTGGGCGCGTCGATGTGACAGATAACTATTATCGGGTGCGCGGAGGAGGGGCGATTGAGTTTGCGATGCGAGCACAATCGGTTGCGTTCGGGTACTGGAAAACGATGAAAGAATTTGACGAAGAATTTGCCAGGAATCCAGCGGTATTTACTATCGGAACGTTGCTGATTGATTCTATGATCAAGACCACCACGATGGAGCTGGACGAGCCTGCTCCTCCGCCGAGTATGAAGATGGAGGTTGAGGGGGGTGCCAGTAAGATCCCCCGAGAAACGTTCGCCAAACTTTGGAAGGATCACAACGATGCGATAGAGACACAGATGAATATACTTATTGGGAAATTAGGGGTGAATGCAGGTGAAGAAAAAAACAAGGCTCTCCGACTCAAAGAGGCGTTCCTTGTACGAATTAAAGATATTGAATGGGAAAGTGGTCGAGATATCCATCTTGGTCCCGCCGAGTTTATTGAGCGTTTTTTCCTGCTAGGACCTGCTGAAATCGGTGCGATTCTTCGTGTGAAAGGAGATACCAAACCAGATGCAGTTTACGAAGTAGAAGAGGAAGAAGAGGGAGACGAAGACGAAAAAGAAGGAAGTGATGATAAAAGTTCTAAAACTGGAAGTACTGGATCAAAGAAGTCAAAGGATACAGTGCGTAAATTTTTTAACAAGGAAAAAGATATCCCCCAATGCGAGAAGGCCAAACTACTGGGAGCAAACGTCACAGACTACTGCTACATATGCGGATTTGAAATCCGAGATTATAAAAATCCCAGAGTCAAGGGAGAGGCACCTCACAAATCACGGGAATGTGAACATATCTTGCCCGCGTTTACAGTTTTAGGACACGGCGGTCTCATCACGAAATCTTTCGACGAAGATGCCGAAACTTCTGAAATAAAGGCCATATTCAGATCCGAATACGCAAATTCTCACCGCTGTTGCAATCGGATAAAATCGGCTTCCATATGGATCAAGTATGATCCTACGAAACAATTATCCTCAACCTTAGTTGTTGACCGGAAAGAGTTAAGTAAAACACTGCGAGAAATAGCAGAATCCGATAAACACGACTGTAAAGCCGTGTTCAACAAACCGCTTTCAAAGGGGTGGGTAGACAGTCGAGAAGAGTTTATCGCAGAAAAGGTGCTAGAACCGCTTCGCCTAAATATCATGAAAAATATGGATGCAGACCCTGAAATATATTATGGGCAATTCCGATATCGTCAGGTCAAAGCTATTGCGGGACTAACACCTAAAGTATTAGCAAGCGTTTTTTTGGGTGTGGGAGATGCCGCAAAGGTAGCAGCAGAAGCACTTGAACAGATCAGACTGAGCCAGAAAAAGTATCCTGCGGCTAAAATTGGACCACATTTAAAAAAATTACTGATACCGGACATTCTGCAACAAAAGTTTCAAGCGATCTTTAAGACGATGACGGTAGGTATTTCTTTCGATGAGATACTTACCAAACTTAAAGTTAACAACCCAAATATGCGCGCACCACGAAGTCTAGAAAAGTATTTGTTTAACCTTCTTGATAAAAAGAAAATAGCGAGTATTGTTACTGCCGCGATAACTGGTATAGGAAGTAAGAGTCTTAACGAGGATGAAAGGTCAACACTGGTAAACAAGACCGGAGTGGAGATTAGCAGTGAACTTATTCAGCAACTGAAAGATAAACTTGGGCCCGAAGGATTGATATCTGAATCTGGAGTGATTGTGGTAGAAAATGAAAGTAAATCTGAAGAACGTCAGCTTGGGGGCGGCGGCGACGAAGAACTTGGTAATTTAGATGATGCATATGATTCGCTCATCGAAGACATTAAAGAGGATATTGAAGAGGCTGAAACCGACTGGAAGGCGTGGTTGGCGGCTTCTCCCTACGAGGGAACACGTAGTCATGGACCGGCTCCTCCCGTCGAAGTCGGAGTTAGGAATACACTTGTTCTACCGGAGGGTGAAAGACTAGAGGCTGGGGAGGTCGCAGCCCTCATTGCAGGTGAACCAACGAGAAAAAAACCGCGCACTGAGGGAGGTGGTCACATCGACATCTCCGTTCATCAGGGAGGTCGGCGTGTAATAGAGGTTGATTACGTCTGACGAGCAGCGTATGCAAGTTTAAACAGTTCTGAATCAAGTTTGATATCCTCGACGCCCAACGTGGTTTCGAGAAAATCAATGAGAGCGGCATACTCCTTCCCTTCCTGTGCCAAGAACACCTTGAGTTCCTTGATCTTATGATCGTCGAGCCAGTTCAGGAGAAGGCGGACCATTCGGTCGTACACCAGCTTGTCTGCGAATGTCACGGGTCTATTCTGTCGGGTGTACGACTCCAAGTCCTGGAGGGGGCTTTGTCCCTGCATTTGTATCTGTGAGTAGAGGAACCTTTAAAGGTTCTTCCACGTATACGGAGGTATGTTCCACCTGCCCGCAAATATCGGGAACGTCAAAGTGTGCGATCTTACCGAACTTCTCGTTGCATTTATTGCGAATGTCTTTGGGAATGATGGTGTTGGTATCGGATGCCTCGTTAATATCCTGCTTAATATATTTCAGGAAGGTTCCACAATCTTTGCGACCCGCATAAGGAAGTACCACCTGTTCCTGTATCTTGCGCGAGATGTGATCCCACTTGGTCGCTGAGTGTTTGTAATCGGAGGCCAATGACGTCCAATTGAACTGTTCCTGAATCATCTTGATGATCCCGATCCCGACGGAGACCGAACCGGTGACTATGGAGGTTGTCATAGGTTCTATTTGAGAACTTGCGAGGGCAAGATTGACAATACCCACCAGAGAAATTGCAATGTTGGTACAGATATTCATTGCCGTTGATTGTTTGCTGTAGCGCGAATACGCATGGGTATGCATCCAATTAAAACTTTTGGCTTGGTCGCACCAGTTCGCTAACATTGTATCAATTTGCGGAGTCCACTGGAGTCCAGGAGAGGTATCTGGACCTTCGTCTTTCGTTGACATTCTTGTTCCTTATTGAGGTTTTACCGCATTGGAGTCCTCTGGAGTCTGCATATCGCTAGGCGTGGGGAAGTAAGGGACATATGACTTCCAGACCGTGAACGCAAAGACTGCGAAGCCGATAAGGCCGAGTAGAATAGAGGTCCACGAGATGCCGAACATTTATCTGTATACCCCAAAAGGATTTAAGGAATTCATACTCAATCATACGTGGGCGGGGATAGCAAAGCTTGGTTAATGCGGGCGTCTTAAGAACGCCTGGAGTAATCCTCGTGGGTTCAAATCCCACTCCCCGCAACCCCAACACCTGTAGTTCAGTGGTAGAATGAGGCGCTTCCAAACTTGGCGCAACGCTTTGACCCGGGTTCGATTCCCGGCGGGTGTAGACTGTTGGTTTTTTTGAAATCTGGATAGGTTCCAAAAAAACGAATTACCTCCTGATGCAAGATAAGAAAGGCACAGGATGCCCCACATTTACGTTCTCGAACTCACCGAGAAAAACTACTTCATTGGTCGATGCGAAGACTCGGAAGACCTGAACGAGAAACTGGATAACCACTTTCTCGGCAAGGAAGAGATGCTGGACCGGTTCAAAAAACATATAACCTTTCCGGTCGTCAAAGTGGATAAGATCATACGCGATATCACTCCGAAAGGTGAAACGGACTGTATTCTCGCGTATATTGAGATATACGGAATGCTGAAAGTCAATACAAACCTCTACTGTTACCGGTGCGGACACGTCGGGCATTACAAGCGAAACTGTCTGGCCCGATGGCACAAGAACGACTTTGAACTGGAGGATTAGTTTAAATCTGCCTAAGACATAATATGCCGTCGAAGACTCGCAAGGCGCGTCGTCGAACACTGAAGAAGCGCAAGACGCGGGGCGGAGAAAAGCGAGAATTCAAGATTCCCGATAAGTACAAGCGGTACCCGAATAGCGCGGTTGATTGGGAGGACAGGGTGCGATCGGCCAAGCGTTAATTAGTACCGTGTACCGTGCACGCTAGGACTGTAGCCATCGGGTTTGGGATACGCCCTGCTCTCTGCATTGCGCACCTTCTCATGTGCGGCCGTTACCTTCTTTCGTGCCGCGCGGACCTGCTCGTTGGTACCCGTCCGGTCAATTTCATCAGCCTCATCCTGAGCCTTCTTCAACTCGCGCTTGGCCTCGTTGAGCGCCGCCAACAACTCTGGACTTTTGGGATCTACTCCACCGCGCTTAGCCCTGCGGGTCTTACGCGCGGTCTTCTTTAGTTTACGAGTCAGGCGCTTTCCACGACGAGCCATTTTCTTTAACGCAGATATTTATTGTAGTTCTTCGGGACAAGAATGGGGTCCCGTCAAAGCAATACATCATGGTGCTGGAGTCCTCGTCAGCGGTGTCCCGAACACGTGTCTCTAGTCAGGAAGTCATTTCAGCAACAATATGAAGAGGATGCCGAAGAAAAGATAGAGAAGAAATGGTGGGCCGAAAATCGGTGGAGGTTTGTGGAGGGCCGAGATCCCAATATTCTGGGAATCGGAGATTGCGATACAACGGACAATCCAAAATAAACACGGGTTTGACTATTTTTAGTTGTAGAAGAATAAGTGAATGGTGAGCAGGCGGAAGACGAAAAATACAACTCGGAAACGTCCTCGTATCATTGGAGGAGTCGGAGACGAGAATGTCGAGTTATTGATGCGGGGTGTGAAATCTAAGAATTTAGGATTGGTCCGTGATGCACTGGATAGAGGAGCGGATATCGATGCAGTGGACAAGCATTATCAACAATCCGCGCTATTCTTTGCCAGTGCGGATGGATACCTCGAGATTGTGAAAGAACTGCTGGACCGTGGAGCTAGCATGAACTCTAAGCCAAATACCTTCTCTTTTCCCACTCCCTTATTCCGCGCAAGTTGGAACGGACACACTGCCGTTGTGAAACTTTTAATAGAGAAAGGCGTTGATGTAAATGCGAAGACAAGCGACGGCGAAACAGCGTTGCACCTTGCTATTGAAGAGTATCATTCCGACATAGTAGAGATA